AATCATAAGATTAGACCTTCGAAATTAGGTAAATACCTTAGAAATAGTGATAAATTGAAAAACTTTTTAGAAAGAAAAGGATTATCAGACATTAAAAATATAAATCGTGTAATAAATGATGTTCTCGATGATAGAGAATCAATGGAAAAAGATGGTGTTTTAACATTTGAAAATTTTAAATTCTTTGAATCAGATGAATTTAAAATTATTTCTATTCGTGATTGTATATGGAAAGGAATAGAACAATCATCTATATTACACGAAAAAATGATAGCAAATGAATTTGGTGTTTCTTTAAGTAGTATAAATGTTATAGACTCGGAAAAACATATATTCCAAGTCGAAGATATTCAAAATGATTTTGAAGTGATTGTATTCACTGAAGTAGAAATACAAATTATTAGAGAAAATATAAAAGAATATATTTTTAATAAAGTATCTAATAAAAAAGTAGAAATCGAAGAAATTCCTCACTTAGATATAAATTTTCTATTAAATAAATTTATTGATAAAGATAAATTAGAATCAGATATTGATGATAAAATAACTATCTCATTAACTATGAACTTTCTTAAATGGATTTTATCTTGTGAAGATGTTAAAGGTGATAGTGAATTTATAGGAATTAACCCTTCGCATTATTAAAAACATGTAACATCATGATATATAATATAATATATATATTAAAATTAGATCGAGATCTTCCCCTGATCTGAAAGACTTCATGAATGATGATCTACTGATTTAATTTCTCTCTCCTTCATTATCTCTTTTACTTGAAGATAAGATACTGGTGTATAATCCCAACCGTTACAACCCATATCAAGAACTTTCCTCTCATAGAACCATTTCATATCAGGATTCTTACTCAGAGAATGATGGGTGTGTCCATGAAGATGCCAGGAAGAGTGATGTGATTTGTTCCAAGAAAGAATAGGATAATGACACATTACAATATCTTGATAACCTCTGTTTGAATCAGAATCTTGAACTTGTATTGTAGCTCCACCAAGTCCAGTTGAATCTCCAAAAATCTTTTCAAATCTTCCAAGTTCAACCATATCTCTCATTTTATCATGGTTCCCCATGATATGGTATATTTTGCCATTCAACTGACTGACAAACCATTTTGCAGTTTTTAAATCCATTCAAAGACGTTAATGAGATGCACTCTGAATTAATTGAGAGGTGGAACTCTGTTGTTGGTGAGGATGATATTGTATTCAACTTAGGTGATCTTTTTCGTCAAATTTTATTACATTGGAATGGCCTATGTGCAGATCTGAAATGAAAAATATGTTTTGTGTTTCTATTCTCATATCACAAATATATGAAAAGTATTTTAATATATAATTCTCAAAATGGATAATTTAAAAGGATTTTCAGAATTTAATTTAAAACATAAGTTAACAGCAGAATCATATGTTGAAAATAATATCAGACAATTGATTCAAATTATGAATATTGAAGAAGAAGACTATGATTCTATTGATGAAATAAAATCTGACTTAGTGAAATACTTTACTAAATTCCCAGATCAGATAACAGGATATCAATTGAAAACAACCGGTTATCCAAAACATATGAAATTAAGTACCAATAATATAGGAGGAGTTATAAAATATAGATAATCAAATTTCTTTTAGTTTCTTTAAAACCCCCCTTTGAAATAATTCTTGTAGAACAGATTGACAGGTATAGGGCTTATCATGATAGTATTCTATACTTAAAATAATATTATCTATACCTGCCTTATAAAGCTCTTCTATATCATAACCTTTATTTAAAAGGTCTTTCTGACTTAAAATATTGAAGATAATCTGTTTCATAATTATTCAAATAAATCTTCTGCGTCAAATGAATCACCATCATAATCAGTTGTTTCATCATCTTCAATAATTGAATTGAAATTTTTCTCAACTTCTTCAACTTCTTCAATCGATTTGAATCTGAAATAATCATTTACTATTGGTTCCATTTTTTTTAAAACTTCTGATGTAAATACTTCTTGCGTAAATAATTGTTTAGTCGTTACTGATTTTCCCAAATGTGATACAAACCAACGGTTTCCTCCTGGTTTAAAAGTTATCTCACCAGTTGATTTATCTACTTCTTCTTTACCCTTTGCAATTCCTATTTTATCATAATATTCCGGACGACAGAAGGCATCTAATCCAGTAAAGGAATTCATGCCAGTTGCAAAAGATATATCAAATCTTATTTTTTTAGGTTTTGCTAAACGATTTTTTTGTGTTTTAAATAAAACAGTAATACCTGATTGTCCTAAATCCATATCATCTTCTTCACCAGTTTTCAATTTTGATTTGGTCATAAATCCAATAACTGAAGCTGAATATAAAAGTGATAAACCTCCTTTCATGACTGCTTGTGGGAAAAGATCCATCGTCAAGTATGTATGGTTACACACAATCATAGGTATATCTAAGTATCCAAGATCATTATTAATAGATCGAAACATAGAACCAATTGCTTTTGCTTTGGTCATATCTTGTTTAATTTCACCTTTTAATAAGTCAGCTTTTTCTTTATTAGAAGCCATTTGTCCTAATGAGTCAAGTACAATCATTAATTTAGGCAATTCATATCCTGCTAATTTTTGTTCTTTTAATTCATCTACTAATTGAGTTAATGTTATATTAATATCTTCAACTTTATTTGATCTAACCAATCTAAATTTATCTAAGTCGTTACTTACTCCGAATTTTGGCAAATCTTCTAGATCGACAGCTTGTTCTGTATCAATATAAATTATTGAGTATCCAGATTTCTGAGCATTTTTAGCCACAGAGTATGCTAAAAATGATTTTCCTGAGCCACTTTCTCCTGCAAAAACACTAATACGGTTAGTTGCAACACCACCATTTAATAATCTACCAGACATTGCAGCATCTACTATGTAGACGCCTGTTGATATAAACTTTTTCTCTTTTATTTCTTTTTCAATTTGAATTGGAATTGACTTAGAGATGTTATCCAAAATCGATCCAACTTTTGAGAATTCAAACCTTTTTACTTCTTTTGTTTGTGTTTTAGCCATTTTATTTATTATTTTTTAAGTATATATTAATAAATATTTCCCCCTTTTGATTTTTTATGTGATTATGAAATATTTTTTTACAATAAAGAATCAAAGGGGGGAAGAAATAATTTTATATATAATTAATGAATAAATATGATTTCCTCCAAAAAGCAAGAAATACGCATGGATTTAAATACTCTTATTTAAATTTGAATGATATTATAAAATCAAATGATATAATTGATGTTGTATTTGATGATATACTATATAAGCAGCGTGTGGTAAAACATCTAATGGGTAGGTGTCCTGAGAAAAACACTCCCATTAAGACAACAGAAAATTTTTTAAAAGAAGCATATAGTATTTGGGGAGATAAATATGATTACTCATTGGTTAAATATGAAGGTGCTCATAAAAAAATAAAAATAATTTATGATGATATTGTTTTTGAACAAACTTCTTCATCACACCTTCAAGGACAATCTGTTGAATCAAATATGAATTTAGAGTATTTTATAAAAAAATCTAAAGATAAATGGAAAGATAAGTATGATTATTCACTCGTTAAATTTAAAAATTGTAATGAGAAGGTTGAAATTATATTCAATGGTATAGTTTATGAACAAACTCCATCGAATCACTTGATATATGCACCAGAAAGAAAAAAAGACAAAGTAGATACTCTTGAGTTCATTAGAAGGTCAAATAAAATTCATAACTCAAAGTATGATTACTCAAAAACAAATTATACTTATTCTAATGAGAAAGTTATTATTATCTGTATAGAACATGGTGAATTTCTCCAAGTTGCTAACTCACATTTAAGAGGAATGGGTTGTAAAAAATGTGGTGATAAATATAGAGACAGAATATACATACCGAAATATAGCACGGAGGAATTTATAATGGATGCAAAATTAAAATGGGGAGATAAATATGATTATTCTTTAACTGAATACAAAAATTCAAAAACTAAAGTGAAAATACTTCATGATGGTATAGTCTATGAACAATTACCAAAATCACATTTAAAATATCCAGTAGAAGGTTTCTTAAATCAAGAAATTTTCTTAATTAAATCGAAAAGAAAATGGGGAGATAAATATGATTATTCATTATCCAATTTTATTTCATGCAAATTTCCTATTAAAATCATTTACAATAATAAAATATATGAGCAATTACCACATAACCATTTGATATATGCACCTGAGTTAAGAAATTCACTAACTTTAGAAGAATTTATTGAACAATCAAATAAAATACATAATAATAAATATAATTATGAAAAATCATTTTATGTGAATAGTTTGGCAAAAATAACTATAAAGTGTCCACTACACGGACACTTTCATCAATTGCCGGGATCACATCTAAGCGGAAGTGGTTGTAGAATGTGTAGTGATTCGAAGGGTGAGAGAGAAATAAGTAAATTTCTTGAAAAATATAAAATCTCTTATATAAGAGAGCATATTTTTCCAGAATGTCGTAATAAATCTTACCTTAAGTTCGATTTTTATATCGAAAGTTTACGAACCTGTATAGAATTTGATGGTATTCAACACTTTCAACCAATTTCTTTTTTTGGTGGAGTTGAAGCTTTTGAAAAATATAAAATAAATGATGAAATAAAAAATAATTATTGTGAGGAAAATTTTATTAATCTAATTAGAATTAAATATGATCAAGATAATATTATTTGGGAATTGCTTTGGAATAATTTGAAATCATTTATAAATATCTGAGTTAATTTATGATAATTTAAAGAATATAAAAATTTAATATATAAGAAAATTAATTTAAAATTATGCCATTAAATCAAGGAACATTAATTTCATCACCTATAAGGCCACTTTCGCCTGGCATGACAATTGCGACTGCTTTATCCAATGAGATCTTAGGTGGATTGCATTCAGTGCAAACTCTATCTGATAGAGATCTTATAACAACTGATAGAAGACAATTCGGAATGTTGGTTTATATTATAAATGATGATGATTTTTATCAATTAAAACAAATAAGTTCACCTGATATTTCGGATAACTTAAACTGGGATATTATAAATATATCTGGTGTCCCAACAACTACTGAATGGTTAGATTCGGTTATATCTATAAGTGGAACACCTCCAGGATCGCCTACTATTGGTGATAGATACTTAGTTAGTTCTGGATCAGGTCTTTGGTCGGGTCTTGATGATTATATTGTTGAGTGGGATGGTTCAAACTGGAACCCAACTATACCAACTGAAGGTACTACGATAAGAGTTGATGATGATACTGATGCTATATTTTCATTTATACAAGGAGTATGGACGAAATATGAGTTTGTAAAAGAGCCTTGGACTCTTAGATATGATGTGCCTTTAGGACTTACTCTAAGTGTAAGTACTGGTTCTCAGTATCTTATCTATGGTGATCTTAATGTTGATGGTGGAATTGATTCTTGGGGAAATATAACTATTTTGAATGGTCAATTAACAGGATCTGGTTCGGTTGCTACTTTCAGTTTTGGAACTTTGCAACAGATTGAATTATTAACAGAGATAATTGGAGCAACTGGAATAACAATATCAACTGGTGGTTTAGGAGAAAGAATTATATCAGCAAATTTGATTGCTGGAACTGGAATATCTTTTTCATATGGTCCTGGAACTGAAATAGAGATAAATAGTGTTTTCCCTACTTTACCTGAGGGAAGACCAAAATACATAATTGAGTCAGTTGAAACAATTACTGTGCCGGATAATGAGTTATATTACATATATGGTGATTTAGAGGTTCGTGGAACTTTGGATATTGGAACTGCTGGTAAAGTTGTTGTAACGAATGGTGCTTTGATTGCTGCGTCTGGTTCAACAATAAATAATGTTGGCAATATTGAGATATATGATTTATTGACAGTTGCAGATGATAATACAAAAATAGATATATCTGAGATAAAGTATGGTAAAGAAGGTAGAATTCTTTTTGAGAGTGAGTTAAAGTATATTCCGATTCTTGGTGCTACTGCGAGAGTTGTAACTGAATCAGATGATTTAGTTTATTCTACATCAAGTTCTTATCCTTCATCTACATCATCTACTACTTTTGACAGATATTTAGGCATATCGGTTGCGGATCCTTTGAAGAAATTACATATAAATGGATCTGGTATATTGATTGATGGAATTGAATCAGAGCAAGATTTGTCATTAGGTGATCCTAATTGGGCAAGATTTGTTATTGATAGTGGAATTTCGGATACACATACTTTAATGGATCTAAGAAATGATGAGGGGCGTGTTCTTTATGTAAATGGTGATATAGATGGTGGATTTAGATTTCCATCAGTATCAATTGGTAAGACACCATCAAATACATTATTTAATGTTTCGGATTATTATGGAAATGATTATTTCAGTATAGGAATGACTGGAATGCCAAAAGTTGGAATATTAGAAAATGATAATTCAATTGATAAAGTTGTTGTGTGGGATGATTCAACAAATATATTAAGGTATAGGGATAATGTAGCGTTAAATGAAACAACACTGAGAAGAAATTGGGCGCAAACCACATCATATACTTTGATAGCGGGAGAAACATCATCAACGGTCTATTTTTTTGGCAACAATTCGTTTGCAACACCAACAGGGGATATTGTTGTTACTCTTGATCCTAATCTATCTGTAAGTGGGATAAATAGAGACTTTGAATTCATTTTATCAGACACGCTTAGAGTACATACATCAGGAACTTGGTCTGTTTCCTATGGGACAAGGTTATTGGAGTATGGTCCTGGTAGAATTCCTCCTCAAAAATTAAGTTTTAGATGGAGTGATAATTTTAATAATTATCTTGTTACAAGAGAGATATTAAATAGATTAGAGGATGATTTTATAACAACTTCAACATCACTCGGACATGATTTTGTTGATACAAAAAGATATATGAAGCAAGGTAATGATTTCTCAGTGAGTTCTATAAGTTCTCCAGGTGTCGGTGGATCTTCTGTGTTTCCAAGTGGATCTGTAATATTTGTGGAAGATGCTTTTATAATGACAGAAAACGCAATATCAACAACTGGGACATCTTTTATTTCAGTTGGATTAAGTACTGTGCAATCGTCTTCTTCTGGTGGATCTCTTTCAGGAACATCACCAATATCAATAACACCGTCTTTATCTGAATTTGGTTTATCAGATTCTAGAGAAGTTATAATACCCTATACAAATGTTACTGAAATAAATTCTTCTAAAATAATTAAAAGCCGTTCTAGAGTTGGTACAATAAGATTATCGGAACCATCTATGTTGACAATTGGATTAAGTGGAAATACAGTTAATGGAGGCATAGTCACAGTATATGTTCCTTATATTGTAGATAATGTAACAAATTTTGGAACATTCTCACAGATACATGAAAGATCAACATTAACAAGAAATAATATAATAAAATCAGGTGTAGTTAATGGAGCTTCCTTTTCCAGTGGAACTTTTTCTGTTATTTTTACAAGCCCTTATCCAAATAATAGCTATTCAATAAACATTTCAGGCGAAGACGCTTTGTCATGGAGTGTAGATTCTAAAGCAAATACACAATTTGTTATAAATTCTAACACTATGTCTTCTTTTACAGGAGAAGTATATTGGCAAACAATAACATATGGCGAATTATAAAAATGAAATAACTCTATTTAAATTCTCTAAATTAAATCCGTGAAGAGGTTCTCCTCCTATTTTCAAATATTCCTGATAGATTGAGTTATAATCATCGTGGGTGTATATTTCACCAGTTAGATCAGAATATATGACTGATGTATCATTTGAACTTATGGTTTTGTTTTTAACTTGAGTATCCCCATAATTTGGACCAAATGATCCAACAAATTCTGTTCCTGAAATTGATTCATTGAATTCCTTAAATCTTTTAATCATTCTTAACTGGTATTTTTTCAAAGAATTCATCTGATGTTTCTAGTGAGTAATTGTCTTTATCAAAGTTATAATTTATCTCATAAAAGAAATTATCTTTTAGTTCTAATTTTTCACCACCGGAAACTTCTATTATGATCTTTTCGTTTTCATAATTCTTTTCAATCTTCTTTATGGGAAGTCCAATTGTGCCATTTCTATCAGAAATGTTGCATATTATTTTTTTATTTCTTTCTAAAAGTGTTATAATTTGATTGAATGTTGAATTTGCTGTAAGCATCTTTACATCTTTAAATTCATCATCTATGATGTTATCATAGTTGTCGAGAAAATTCTGCTCACGACTAGTTATTGATACACCTTTGTTCATCTTATCAAGTATTGAATTAAGTTTAGAATCTTTGAAATAAGATTCTTTCAAACTGAAATAGGAAAGGAATTTTTTAAAGTTCATGACATTGACTTGTTTTTTCATATAGTATATATTAAAGAATAGAATATATTTTATATATACTTTATAAATAAAAGTTAGATATGGACCAAAAGCTACTTGATGCTCTTAATAATATTTCTATTGCACTTGAACAGTTAAGTGAATCTCTTGATAAATCAAAATCGCCTGTAAAATCTGATGTAGGAAACTCATTACAATCAGGGGATTTTTCAAAACAATTAGTAGAGATAAATGAAGGAATAAAATCTATAAAAGAAGATACTAAAAAGATTTTAGATAATCAAGAAACTATAATAAAATTACAAAAACAACAAACATCCGGCGAAAGTAAGGTTTTTGAAGAAGCTGGTGGTGGTAAGACCAAACAAATGATAAAAGATGGGGTTGCTGTCATTGGATTGATTGCAGGTGCTATTTTAGCGATTGGGTTGGCTTTTAAACTTATTGGAAGTGTCGATTTTCTTTCTGTACTTGCAATTGCATTTGCTCTACCGCTAATGGCAGAGGCTTTTGCAAGAATTTCAAAAGTAGAGGGAATTGATGCAGGTAAAATTGTTGGCGCGACTGTTGCTCTTGTGGCGATGTCTTTTGCTATAATGGTGTCATCAAGAATACTTGCTGGTGTTGTTCCAGTAGGTCTTTTTCAACTTATAACTGTTGTATTTATTGCTGCTGCATTTGGCGCAGCCGCAGTTGGTCTTGGATTTTTATTAAATGCTCTTGGAAAAATTGATCCTGCTGTTGCTATACAAGGTTCATTCTTACTTCCTATTGTTCTTATAGCAACATCCATCGCCATCGTCGCGTCATCAGTTATTTTACAAGCAGTTGTTCCAATAGGATTATTCCAAGCACTAACCGCCATTCTGATAGCAGCTGCTTTTGGAGTTATGGCTTATGGAATAGGGAAATTGATAGAATCTTTTAAAGGAATTGATCCTGCAACTGCGGCGATAGCTGCTGCAGCTATCCCAATAGTTCTTATTGCATTATCACTAGCCATCGTAGGAGCTTCTTGGTATTTTCAAGCGATTGTTCCGATAGGATTATTTCAGGCACTAACAGCAATTCTTATATCTGCAACATTCGTAGTTCTTTCTTATGCTGTAAAACCCTTATTATCTGGTATAAAGGATGTAAATTATGTGGATATTGAAAAAGGAACTATTGTTATACTCGCACTTACCGCTGCAGTTACTCTCGCTTCTTGGATTTTGATGGGTATGGCACCAGTTGAAATTTCAAGTATTTTTAAATTTCTTTTATTATCTGCATCAATATCACTTTCTGTTGTAGTACTAGCTTTGGCTGTAAAAGCGGTGAATAAGATGGGTGATGTAAATGAGTTCATAAAGGGTGGTAAATCAATATTAATTTTAGCATCAACAATAATGTTAGCTTCATTGATTTTATCTTTAGGTAGTTATGAAAAGTTTCCTGATTTAATGTGGGGAATGTCCACTGGACTATCTATACTTGCGTTTGGACTTTTGAGTTTTTCTATGAGTAAACTTGGAAGTCCTGGTGATTTCATAAAAGGTGGAATTTCTATTGCAGTTATTGCAACCGTTATTATGTTAACATCTAGAATTCTATCATTAGGTGATTATTCTACTTATCCTAATCTTTCGTGGGCTTTAGGAGTTGGACTTTCTTTAGTTGGATTTGGAATGGCAGCACTTGTACTTGGTTTAATAGTATCAACTGGTGCTGGTGCGGTAGTTTTAGCAGCTGGTGCTTTAGCAATTGTGGGAATCGCTGGAACAATAGTTGCAGTAGATAAGATATTATCAGGTGGTGATTATACTAAGTATCCTGGTTTAGATTGGGCTAAAGGAGTTGGAACATCTTTGATTCTTTTTGGAGCAGCAGTTGTTTTACTTGGTGTTGTGAATTCAGTAGGAGGTATAGCAAGTACATTTAGTCTTGGATTAGTAGAGAATCCAATTGATGCTGGTATAGAAGCCGTACTGTCAATAGCTATGGCTATACCAATTGTTGATAAGATGATATCAAGTGGTGATTACACAAAGTATCCTGGTTTAGAATGGTCATCTGGAGTTGGCATGAGTTTAATTGCTTTTTCCATGGGCATTATGGTTATCGGTGGAATAGATTCTGATGATTTAGAATCAGGAATATCTTCTATCAAAGGAATTGCTCAAACTATATCAGATATTTCATTCACATTGGCAACCGGAGATTATAAAGGTGGTCCGACAAAAGAATGGTCATCTGGCGTTGGCATGAGTTTAATTGCTTTTTCCATGGGTATTATGGTTATCGGTGGAATTGATTCTGGTACTTTGGAAGTAGGTATATCTTCTATCAAAGGAATTGCTCAAACTATATCAGACATTTCATTCACATTAGCAACAGGAGATTATAAAGGCGGTCCGACAAAAGAATGGTCATCTGGAATATCATTGGCATTGGGAGCATTTCTTCCAGTTTATGGCATGTTAATGGCGAATAAAATATTATTCGGTGGTGTTGGACCTAAAGAATTTTCAGATGCAATAAGTACTATCACAGATGGTATAATAACTTCCGGTCAGAAATTTGCAGGTGTTGGTGATATCTGGAGTGGAGGTCCGACAGAATCTTGGGTGAGAGGAGTTGGTGGTGCTTTAAGTGCATTTACTCCTGTTTTTGAGGTACTCGCAAAAAGTTCTGGAATATTTAGTTCTGGACCATCCGTGGGTGATATGAAAGGTGCTATACTTATGATAACAGAAGGTCTTATAGAATCTGCCAATATTTTCTCAAAATCAAATGCTAGCTTTTTAAATCCACCACCAGAAGAATGGGTAAGAGGGGTTTCAGGATCGATACAAGCTTTTGTTCCAGTTTTTGAATTACTTTCGGGTAAGTCTATAAGTCCTAGAAAAATAAAGAGCACTTTAAAATCAATTGGTGAATCCATAAATGAGATATCATTAGAAATATCGAAAGGGGATTATACTAAATATCCAAAACCAGAATGGATTGATGGAACTATTTATGCGCTTCAGAAATTTCAAGATATAATTTCATTACTTAATTTCAGTGGATTGGGTTCTGGTGGAATAATGGGGAGTATTTCATCTTTTTTCGGTGGAAAAACTCCATTAGAACAAGCTGTCTCAAATATAACAATGTTGGCAATTGCCTTTGATAAATTAGGATCTACTATGAATAAATTTTCTAATTCTATTCAAGGATTGGATGTTGAGAAACTTTCATTGGTAAAGGGAATGTCGAGTAATATGATTATGCTATCACTTATGGATCCTGATATGTTGGAAGATGTTCTTACCAGGATAGAAGAAAAGGGTGGTGTATTTGCTGAATTAATAAAGGATTTTGAAGATCAGAAAAAATCAACAAGTGAAAAAAGTACAGTAAAAACATCTGGTGGAACTTCTAAATCTGATCCTAATATAGTTGAGCTGCAGAAACTTGGTAAAAAAATGGATAATATGACGGGTATTTTATCAAGTATTTCAAGTGTTGTAAGTGGTGATCTTAGGAATTATTTAATGGACAACTCAACAAATGAAAGGAATATACAAGTATCTTCTTCTGATAGAAGACTTAAAAACATTATAAGAAAAATAGGAACTTCTCCTCTTGGAATAAACATATATGAGTTCACATACAAATTCAATTCACATCAGATTTATGTGGGTGTTATTGCACAAGAACTTATAGGAACAGAATTTGAATCAGCTCTTGTGGATGATAAAAATGGATATTATGCAGTAGATTATTCAAAGATAGATGTTAAATTTTCAAAATTAAACAAATTGGAATAATTTTATATACATGATATGAGCTTAATTAAAGATATTAAAAACTATTTCTTCTTTAAAAGAATAATTAAATCCAAAAGAGTTGAATTAAAGTCTAATTTCAATATTAGAATCGATAATGCGGATCGTCTATATACAGTACTGAATGTGCCTAGTGATGAGATAGGAGAAGCTTATGATCTTAAAAAATCTGATGTTGATAAAATTTCAGAATCTTATATAAGAGAATATGTTTCTAAATTAAGTACTTACTTAAATTCAATTGGATTATCAGAATTATATGATTTTTACGAACCTGTTAAAAAAGTTGAAAAGTATTCCTATCTTATTATAATAGGATATAAACAATTAGATTCTTTGGAAATCAATAAGATTATTTATAGAATACTTTTGCCAATATGCTCTTTTATTTTATTAATTTATATTATTAAATTAATATTTTTTTAAACAAATTAACCATTTTTACTTATAATAAAGAAAAAGAATATGAACAAATTTTATGAATTAAGTGATGATACTGTTAATCAGTTCAATAGTGTTTTTAATACTAAATCTTTTCCAATCCAAGTTGGATTTCAGTTTGTTGGATCTGAGAGTCAAAAACAATTAATAAAGATCGCAAAATTGCCTGATCAATATTCTTTCCTATTAGGAAAAGAATTATTGGTGATGATGAATGAAGATCTTTTAAATATTTTTGATGCAGAATCGATAAAAATTCTAATTGAACAGGAATTGGATAAAGTTTCAATTAATGTTGAAAGTGGTAAGATTAAGATGATCAGGCCGGATCTTAATACTTTCGCTAGTATTATTAATAAATGGGGAACTGAAAAAGTAATGAGAGCAAATCAAGTTGAAGATCTATACCAAAAACAAAAGTCGGACGGTGTAGAAGAATTTGATTTTTAAAAAAGAAAAAAGAAAAATTATGAATATATCAAAAATTTATATAAGTGCCCTTACTAAAAAATATGAGTCTCAAATGGAAGAATCAAAAGCAAACTTATCTTTGTATCTATCAAATGCAAATTTAGCAGCAATTGGTGAGCATTCTGACTTATTGAGTGAACATGATAGATGGGTTACACAATATTGTGAATCTAAAGATAAATTAGAATCACTAAATTTACTAGTTGAAGAATTAGGATTAAAAAAATAAAAAAAAGAAAAATGAAAGAAAAATTTGAAAATGTAGTGAATAAACCAGAGTTGACATTCTTTGAAAATGAAGAAATGTTTAGAATAATGGATTTTGATGTTGAATCTAGTCTAGATTCTAAAATGGAATCTGTAGAAAAATACATGAGTGACAACAATGGAGTTGGAATGAGTGATATAGAGAAGGATTTGATTTATGCAAATGCTCAATCACTTTATGTAGATTATAAGAATGAGCTTAGAGAAGCAAAATTCAATTTCTATTTTAATCGACCACAATACAATCTTCTTAGTGATTTATTGTTGAAAAAATTAGAATTTGATGTTAATACACTTTTTGTGGCATTGGAATTGGATAATATGCTAAAGTCTATATACGACACTAAATTTAAGAATGATAGTGAGCTTGTCGCGGTTAAGATGAATGCAACCGAATTGACATATGTTTATCATCTTATACAAGGTTATAAAGTAAAAGGTCTTACAAAAGAAGCTCGTACTTTTGCTTCACTTCTAAATAGAATCGGAGATGCTTCTAAGATAATCAACTATTATGACGCAAAAGCAAAGTCTTTGGTAGAAGATATTCAAAAATGGGCACTTACTTTAGATGGAAGTGATCTCCTTATGGCTGAAGTTCTACCAACAAACACAGAGACAATTGATGAATGATCTAAAGGATAGTATAAAAAAGATCAAAGAAAAGAGAAAGTTTTCAAAACGGATTCAGTATTCAGAATATATTTCTGAGAGCATTGATAAATCAATTTCTTATACAGATTATCTTTCAGAATCATTTGATAAATCAATTTCTTATTCTGAACATTTGAAATCATCAAATGATAATATGTGATTAAAATTCTCTTTTATTTTCTCAGGAAGGCTCTTATGTTTTGTTTTGGCAAAATCTCTAAGAGCCTTTTTTCCTTTCTTTTTTCCAGATTTCATAAATGATTTAGCAACATTTTTTATTTCTTCTGGAACATCTTTGTTTTTTCCAGTAGCATAAGCGTAAGCTGCTCCCATTAAACGTTGTTGAGATTTTGATTTTGATGGCATATGATATATTTTATTTTTTATTTTTCAAATTACCTTATAGGACAATGTGATGCAGAATATATGAATCTATGATCTCTTTTAATATCAACTCCCATCGATTTAGCAGAAATGTAAATATCTTGTAAACATTCGGAATCACTTCCTCCGGAAATCACAATTTCTTTTCCATTAATATTTGAAAATAGTTCATAAAGCTTTTTAGGAATATGAAACCAATTATGATTATTCCCGATATAAACTATTGCAGTTCCCTCGGTTGTTTTAAACAAATCTCCTTTCTTTAAAGTGTTATTATCTTCTTTTTCTTTAGATTCTTTATAAGTTTCTTTATCTAAGATTTTTTTATAAAAATCAACATTCACATCATAGTTATATCTTTTTTCGATTATATCTTTTTGGTTTGGAAATGTATAGAGTTCATCACTGATTGGAATATCTGGATTATCATCATATAGATAATCTTTATCAACATTTTTGCCTTCATGATGGTTATCGAAAATCTGATATACTTCTGTGAATTGTTTGCAATATTCTTTTAATTTATGAATATACATTTCTGTAAAGAATGATCGAAATGATCTCTGTACGTCAACAATTATTAGTATTGAATTGTTATTATAATTTTCAAATTTTTTTATATATCTCATTATCTAAACTATTCTATATTTATTTCTTTTCCAATATTTTTTTCCATAACTAACAAATATTTCCTCACCAGCCGAAATATCTCTCTTAGCAACCAAAACAACATTATCTTCATCATCCATTGAAATAAACGAATTATTCTTAAATCCACTATTTATTCCTTCTGAATCATTGGCATATTTAGCAAAACAATCTGATAATTTACAATCTAATATTTCACCAGATGGTAAATTCATGAAATAATCATCATCACCTCTATCAGCTCTGATATCTGCTTCATAATCTGATAAAATATCTCCTATGAATTTGGATATTATCTCATTTTTTTCTATATCAATTGATGTAAACAATCCTTTTCCGGCATTTGGAATTTGAGAATCTTCTACATATAAATATTCTGACTCATCTAAATCTATAGAATCAAAGTCAAAATCAAAGTTTTCAAAAGTCTTTAAATATCTCATGACATATATATTAATTTTTTAAAATAAAAAACCCACCTATTGGTGGGTTTAAATTAATTAATATTTAATAATTATTAAATTGGAAGTTCATCTTCTTCTGACTCTTCTCCTTCTTCATCTACCTCTTCAAATTCTCCTTGTGCCTGACCTTGACCTTGTGCCTGACCTTGACCTTGTGCCTGACCTTGAGCCTGACCTTGTGCCTGACCTTGAGACTGACCTTGTGCCTGACCTTGACCTTGAGCCTGACCTTGAGCCTGACCTTGTGCCTGATCTTGACCTTGTGCCTGACCTTGAGCCTGACCTTGTGTCTGTACTTGTACTTGAGATTGTCCTTGTCCCTCTGGTTGACCTTGTGGTTGAGTTTGCATCTGAGCTTGACCTTGCATTTGACCTTGTCCCTGTGATTGTATCTGAGCATCTCCAGTTAGTGCTCCAGCGGGTAACTGATCTACATTCAAGTAATTCTGTGCTATGAATTTAACAATTTCTTCTGCGATGACAACATCACCGAATAGTTGTTTAAGATTTTTTCCAGTTGTGTCTTTTACTTTTTTAACATAAGCATTGATAAGAGATTGTGGAATATCAATCATGGTATTCACTCTATAGATATCATTTACTGTCATTACAGCTTCTTTGATAATCTCATCTCTTCTTTTCTTTGTTTGATAGTTTTCAAATTTTCTAATATGTTTCATCCTTTAAGATATTTTTTATATTCTATATATTAGTATAAAAAACTCGTTTTTTACCTAATTCCCAAATAAATCGTAAGAGCTAAAAGAGCAGCACCTATAGTGGTACTTGTTGATATTCCAATAATTTTTTTAGTTTTTTCTTTTTTTAAGTCATTTTTTAGATTCTCTATTATTATCTGATCATTTTGTATCTGTTCATCAGATAATTCATTCACTTCTTTATATTTAGATACTTGATTTTTTAGGTCCTCAATAATTATACCTTTATCATTTGATAGTGATTTTAGTTCATTAATTGTTTTTTCTAATACAATAATTTTAGAATTCTGATCATTTACTATGGTTATATAATATTCTTCTATACTTTTAGATTCAATTGTTAATTGTTTGAATAGTTTTAAAAGTTCAAGATCTGAGTCTATATTTTGTAATTGTTTTATCGTCAATATAACACCGATAGTTTTATCATTTTTTGTAACATATTGTGGGAAATCACCATTTGGTATTTCATATTCACAATCATTTGAATATGTTTCAATAGATGAAGAATCCTCATCTGAGATCTCGTAGATAGTTGTATCTGATCTTATGATAGATTCTTCATTTTGTGAAAAAGTCACATTTATTGAGAATAATAATATTATTATTGAAGTAAGTATTTTTTTCATTTTAGTTAATTTACTTTTTCTTTGATAGATTCAATTAAATGATTCCCTTCTTTTTTTATAGGATTTTTTTCCATCTCTTCTATTTTTTTCAAAGTTTCTGATCTTTTTATTTTTTCCTTTTTTAGTTCAGAATTGTTTTGTAATAGCTTCCTATCATATTCTTTTAAACTTATTTCAAGTTTTTTTATTTTATCATCTTTTTCTTGAATATCTTTTGTGACTTTTTCAATATTAGTATCTAATTTTTTTATTTCCTTTAATAGTTTTCCCTTTTCTATTTCTATTTCTTTATTGTCCTTTTCTATTTTATCTATTAGTTTTTTGCTACTGGTATCTGAATTTAACCATCCTAAACCAAGAATTAAAGACATTATTAAAAGTAGGATAATTGAAAATGTTTTGATATCAATTTTATCTAATAGTTTTTTAAATATTTCCATTTTTATAATATATTTTTTTATATTTGTATATATATGAGAAATGAGCCTCTATTAAAAAAAATATAAAAAATGATTAAAAGAATAGTATCATATGATTTTGATGGAACACTCTGTCATACGCCTGGTCCAGAAATTGGAAAAAAGGTTTGGGAAGAAAAAACTGGAACCGTTTTTCCTTATACAGGATGGTGGTCGAAAAAGGAAACTTTGGATTTGGATATTTTTGATATTCCTGTTGATAGAGATGTTTATATAAAATATCTAGAGGACATGGTAAGAAAAGAAGAAGATGCTGATACTATGGTTATACTAGCAACTGGAAGAGTTGAAAAACTTAGAAAAGAAGTTGAAAAGGTTTTGAATCATCATAATCTCTCTTTTGATCTTGTTGCTTTGAATACAGGAGGTGATACCTACCATTTTAAAACCAGATTATTTGAAAAGTTGATAAATAAGTTCAATCCTGATGAATTTGTCATGTATGACGATCGCCAAGAGCATTTGGTTATGTTTGAAGATTGGGCTAAAAAGCAACCTTGTAGAGTAGAGATAATTGATGTTACAACATCAAATTTCAAAAATATTTAACTAAACTTTTTTAAAAAATTCAATATAATCACGTATGAGCACAAAAACTAAAAAAAGGACAAAATCAATATCTAAAGAAATATTGTCAATGCCATATAAACTCATTTTACACAATGATGAGTACAATTCTTTCAATTGGGTTATAGATTGTCTTATAAAAATATGTGGACATGAGTTACATCAAGCTGAACAATGTGCAAATATTGTACATTTTAATGGAAAGTGTGATGTTAAATGGGGAGAATTAGAGAAATTATCTATTATGAAAGAAAAGTTGCAAAATTCCGGTCTTTCTGTTACACTTGAACAAAATTAATTTAAAAAAATGAGCGAAAAAGATTTACAAAATATAGAAGAAATAAAAGGTTTTCTAGATGAAAATAATATTGATTATAAAAGAGAGAATTTAAATTTCTCTTTGTGGCATGATAATCCTGGTGGAAGACGTAGTTATCAAATAGAATATGTTCCTTCTGAGAAATTTCCGATTGCTTATTCGAAATATAATATTGAAGGAGTTGATAAAAATTATTTTTATAACCTAAGTGTTGAATCTGAGAAGAATAACTCATTTAAACTTTGGATAAAAGATTTTGAGTGGAATGATGAGAATAAGAAAGAAGTTTTAAAATCATATATCTTACACGCTGCTGAGAAAACTCCTAATCAGTTTTATGCGAGAGAGTGTGAAGTACGAATAGTGGATTCTAAAGTGGCAAGAGAGTTTGAATCTATAAATTGTTTTTATGGGAAAAGAGGAGCTAGTTTAAATCTTGGATTGTTCACAAGAAAAGAAAAGAACGGAATTCCTGCTGGAACTTTGGTTATGTTATATACTTTTGGTAAGAATTTCTTTGGAAAGAATAATGATTATATCGAGATCATAAGAGTTGGTACACTAAGGTTTTCTCATGTATCAGGAGGTTCTTCAAAATTATTGAAACATTTCTTAAATAATCACAAAACAATAAAAATTGGAGACAATGTTGTAAATGTAAAATATATTAAGTTTTATTCTGATTATGATCACAATATTGGAAATAGTATGGATAGTTTGGGATTTAAATTTGAAGGATATTCAAAGGGTGGATTCATGAATCTTTGGTTGGAAACTGGTAAGGTTAAAAATAGAGAACCTATGAGACATAAATGGGTGATGGAACAGATGAGTCTTGGAAATGTTTTGGCTATTCCAAATGCGGGTGTTAAGAATTATATTCTAACAGTTGAGTGACGAATTAGAAAAAATAGATAAAACAAAATTTATTTCTTATATTTGTTGTTATAAGTAGTTATATAAAAAAATAAAAATATGGTAGAAGAATTAACATTTATAGTATTTATAGTATTAATGGGATTGATATTTTTAGTCCTTTATTTTATGTCATTGCCAGGATTGCCACCTGTTTACGGAAAACAAAGTGATGAAACAATGAGATTACATAGGATGTCTCATAAAATTGGGTGGTATGGGTTTATGGTATATCTTATTGTTTTTGTAGGTGGTTATTTTTTATATAATTACTTATAACGTCCGATGATAAACAATCGTTTTAATGTTGTTTATCATTTGTTAACCGTTTTTTTTATTAATATATAGAATATAAAAAAATTGTAATTATGAAATACTTAAAAACATACGAAGAACTTAGTCCAGAGTATCTAGTTGGAAAAGCAGGTAATAGAAATACTCCACAAGAACAAAGGATTGGTACAGCAGCTGATAATATGATAAACCAAAGAAACCAAGAAGAAAACTATAAAAAAAAGAAAGCTGAAGAAGAAGAAAGGTTGGACCCGTTGTTGAAAGATCCTATTTATAAACAAAATAAAGAATTATCTCAGAAAAGATATAGTTTAGCAAAAGAATTTAGTGATGAAAAGTTGAATTTTTATTTTACTTCAGAGGAAATCGAAGGTTGTTTTCTTAATAGAGTTGAATTTATCATAGGTGAACTTGCAAATAATAAATATAATTTATGGGATTGGTACGACCTCGAACTTGGATTTGATGAAAAACATCAGCCATTTATTGGTAGATTTAATACAGCTGATGAAATAGATAGCCCCTCATTCCAAGGCGTTTGGAGTAAAAATTATAATATCCATATTGGATCCATCGCCACCAGTTTCAACAACTTTGAAAAAGAAGAGGCACCATTTGAAATTATGATTAATAAAGAGGGTATAATAATACTAAAAAAATCAATTGAAAATGACTTCAAAGCAACATACTATGAAAGTTGGCAAGGTTATAACGATGGTGAATCTAAGAAGTTTGAAGGAGTTAAATTAGTTGGTATGGATTTAGTTTCAAAAAACAAAATAGCTAACTTTATTAAACAATATATTCCAGAAGCTACTTGTGGTAATGGTAGCCTAAAAGTAAATGGTATTGAAATGCCGGTTTTAGAAAAAGATTTTACACAAGAAAATTGTAAACCTTTACAATTGAAAAGTGATATTTGATTTAAAAGAATTTAACATTTAATGTTAGTAAGAAATTTCCAGGACTTCAAGATAGAAGAGAAAAAGAAAGTGAAATGTTTTTAGCATCATTATGAAGTACTTAAAGACATATAAACTATTTGAATTTAATCTAAATTCAAAAGTCGCTCCTTATGGTGTTATTAAGTTTAATGATAAAAAAATCTTAGTTGGTGATATGCACCAAGAACCATTAGAGTTATCTGAAGATTTAATTAGTGATATTCTTAGGATATCTAATGAATATGGTTACTATGGTGAAGGTATTGGATTGGAATACAATGGTGCAATAACTAAATCATCATTTTATGATAGATTAGATCCTGATAAATATATGGGTTCTTGGGATAAAAAGTTAATCGAAAGTGGTGAAATACCAAAAGATAAAGAATATGTATTTCTTTATTCATTATTTTCAAATCCAAAAGAAAACAAAAGATTAGAAAATCTTATAGAATACACTGAAGAAGGTGATACAATTTTTGATGTTCTATTAAAAACAATTCCAGATTGGTCTGCTGAGATGGGTATTTTTAATTTAGGTGAAGTTGAATTAAATAAGTTTCTTAGTGAAATCAGTGAAGATGATATTGACTTTGTTGAAATGTCAAAACAAGAATCTAATGAAGAAACATTATCTGAATTCCTTGATATTGGTGAAGATTTACAATGGCCTGAAAATTGGGAAGAATATCCTAATATGGCAGGTAAATTTGCAAGAATTGCGACCACTATGAGAGATTTATTTTTGATTAATAGTAAACCAGGTGTTTATTTTGTTGGTGCTGGACATTTAGCTGATATTGTTAGAATGAAAGAAGGAGAAGAATTAAATTTGAAATTAATTGGTGGGGAAGATATTTACTCAGATAAATTAATTGAGATGATTAAAGTTCCTATTAAAGTTGGTGATACTTTATTAGGTGGTCGTTTTAAAAATAAGAAAACTTTAGTTAAAAAGATTGGTAAGAATGATAAAGGAGATATTACTATAAATGATAAACCACTTCTTAAATACAGAATTGTAAAGGAGTCTAATTCCTATGATAGATTAAAAGAAGATGTTGATTCTTATTTAGCTCATCTTACAGATGATTTCAAAATAGAAATTGCAGGAAGTCAACTTGTTGGTAAACCTATTAGAAATAACTACTACATTAGAATTTGGAAACAAAAAGACACAAGTAAACCATATGCATTTAGCAACTGTTTAGGATTCAAATGGTCTGAAATAGAAGAAGAAGTTTTAAGATTTATATCTATAATAGAAGAAAATTGGAGCATTGATTATTTATATGGAATTCATCAACTCAACTCTTCTGATTGGTATAATGGCAATCAATCTCATGAACATAGAACTATGTTTACCAAGAACGAATTATCAAATTTTAATGGCAATTCTGAATTAAAATCTTTTGTAATTGGATTGGTAAAGGATGTAAATAATTTAGATGATTAAAATAATATATACAAATATGAAACACTTACAATCAATAAATGAATATCAAAGAACTGTTGGATTTAGATATTCTGACCCAAAGGAAAAATTTAATATCAAAGTTTATATAAATGGTGAATTAACCGAAGAAGAAATTAAAAACACTTTAAATGATATTGATGTTATTTTGTTTGGTGATATTCAATTTGAAGAAACTCCAAATGATTATATACCAGAAGAAGAGGATGATGTTGTAAATGTTATATCATTTGATATTAGTGTTTATAATGAAAAAGAAATAGAAAGAATAATGGAAGATTTTACTAAAATTATTTATCTAGACTATAAAATTAAAACACTGGATGTTTCAATAAATCCTAAAAGAAATTAAAAACTTTAATAAATTTCAATAATATAAACTACCAATTAAAAACATTAAAAATGAAAATATCAATTGGTTGTGACCACGCTGCTTGGGAACTTAAAGAAAAAGTAAAGCAGTATCTTTCTACAAAATCTGGAATTGAAGTAAATGATAAGGGATGTTACTCATCTGAAAGATGTGATTATCCTGATTTTGGACATGCTGTTGCAAAAGATGTAACAGAAAATAAATGTGATTTTGGTATTCTAATGTGTGGTTCCGGAAACGGAATTAATATGACTGCTAATAAATGGTCTGGTGTCCGTTCAGCTCTTTGTTGGAATTCGGAAATTGCTAATATGGCTCGCCTACATAATGATGCTAATATATTAACCTTACCAGGTAGATATATTTCAGAAGAAGAAGCATTCAAATGTGTTGATGAGTTTATTAATACTGGATTTGAGGGTGGTAGACATACAGACAGAATAAATAAAATTCCAAAATATTTTAAAAATATTTTTAGAAGTACCAAAACTCACCTAAATGAGGTTTGGAGAGGATTGCAAGAGATCCAAGATAAAGGATTAGGCCCAAAGTCATAACCTAAACTTAATAAATACTTTACAAAAAAATAGCCTTAATTTTATGATACCAGTAAATTTTAGAGAACTCACGAACAAAGTGCTTTGTGGAGAAAAGATTCATGTTGATAATGAAAACATTATAAATGATTTTGCTAATTATATAAAAGCGTATTGTGCTGATTTAAAATGCACTGAACACGATGTTATCTTTGATGATAAATTATATGAAAAAGTTTATGGTTTATTTGATAATGTTATTTTGAAAAGAAAGTATCAAATAGCTTAAATCTAAAAAATAATTTTAATATATACTTAAAATTAAATCTATTAATGGAAAAATTTAGTGCTATAAATGAAAGAAAGATTTTCATAACAGATCCAAGTATAATTAAAAAATATGCTTCTTTTATTATCCCTTTTTATATAACAGGTGAAATAACTTGTGATACAAAATTAATAGATGAATATCTTGAGATGAATAAAACTTCACAAAGAGCTAAAAGTGCAAATTTAATTTGTGACTTAGAAGTTCTTGCTGTTAAACAAATCTTAGATAATCCACTTACACCAAGAGGATACGAACAATTAAGACAAGATATAGAAAAAGGTTGTATAAAATTAGAAAGATACTTAAAGAAGAAACTTCAAATTAAAATAGAATTCAAATAATATAAACACCACTTAAAGTGGTGTTTTTGTTTTAAATATTTTAGATTAGTTAAAATAAAAAAACCGAAAAATGAATTTTGCGACTAATTCATTATTTCGGGTTTCTTAACAAGATTTCAGAATTCGCGGTTCATTCATCTTTATCATACACCTTTTAATTCAATTGTGTCGGTATGACAGACACTAATCTACTGCGGGACCAACAGATTTTTCATCCCATAACCTCGGTAAAGGTTATCTCATTTTTCACCACGAGTTACCGCAAGTGACTTATATGAGAATATTTATTAATTTGATTTCAGTAAAACTTAATTACCTTATAACAAATGTAAGAATAATTTTTGAAATAACAAGGTATTTTTTTATATATAATTCACAAAAAAATAAATATAAAAGAAATGGAAGAATCATTTGGACCACACATCACTATTGACCTTAAAGGTTGCCCTAAAGAAATTTTATCAAACTATAATTTACACTTTGATTACCTTAAAATGTTACCAGGATTAATCCAAATGACACCTATTACACAACCTTATGTTTTCCCATATGATGGATTAATTCCAGGTGATAGAGGAATAACAGGAATTGTAATTATTGCTGAAAGTCATTTGTCAGTTCACTCTTTTGAAGAAAAAGGATATTCATTTATTGATATATTTTCTTGTAAAGATTTTGATGTAGAAAAGGCAATTGAGATAACTTTAGAGATATTTAAACCAGAAAGTCATGAGGTTAATGTAGTTAAAAGAGGTAAAGACTTTCCAAGAGGTTAGTTATCTACTTAGACCTATTTGAATATTTACATTGATATTTCTATTATTATTGTATGGCATTGCTGAACCAGCTACTAAATATGATATATCAAAATATCCTTTTGTATATCCTAACATATTAATAAGAGTATGAGATATATCATCAACTAAATCAGTTAGTTCCTGTTCATCAGTTGTTAATTTAGATCCAGATCCTCTTAATGTTCTTATTCTCTTTTTGATAATTTCATTTTTATCAAACTCACATCTTACTGTCATATTACCAGTCCAAATTACATTTATCATTTTATGTAATGAGATTCTTATATCATGTTGAGTTGGTTCTACATCATCATAATTATCACTCTCTAATGTTGTTAACTCAAATTCTATATCATATAAATCTCTTAATGATTCATTTATTATATGGATTTGGTCTTTATCTAAATTACCTTTTTCATTAATAGATTCTTTAACCTTTGTGATGCCTTTAGCTGGTTCTAAAAATCTCATATCAGATACTTCACTAGGTTTACCTTTTTTAATCTTCTTACCTTTTTTATCAAATAAATATGATGTTATATCTCCTGATCCAGGTTCAGCAGTTGTACCAGGTAAAGCACCTGGTTGAGAATTTGAAACACCATTCATTCCACCAGTTGATGCAGTAGCAACCGCATCTTCATTAAATTGTTTGTATGTTTTAATCTTCATATGTTATACTTATTTCATCTATGTTATTAGAACCACATGCTCTACAAACATCTTCATCATAATTTAATGAATCAAATTCAGTCTCACAATCATTACAACTAAATGGAAATAGTTTAATAGGTTTAACAACTCCACCAACTTCAATTGTATTTGGTCTATCATCTATACCTCTTTTATAAGCGTATAGTGATCCAGCCCAAGCATCAGATTCATTAAATTTTTTTAGATACTTCATTTTGTATATATTAAATTTTTAATTATATTTGTAGTTATGAAAGAAGTATTAAAAAATATAGTAATTGTTATTTTAGGTATAATAATTGGATTTACAGTCTGTTATCTAAAAGATAAATCACCTGAAACCAAAACACATGATATTGTCATACATAAAAATATTGACAAAGATCTACCACCATCACTTCGTGTTTATTACTGGATAAACTATTATTCAGACTCACTAGATATCCCAGTTGAATATCTTTATGGTATTGCTAATACTGAATCTACTTGGCAAGGACCACTTGACTTCACTTATAAACCAAATGTCAAATCATCAGCTGGTGCGTTGGGTCCAATGCAAATCATGCCTTCTACGGCTAGGTGGATTTTAGGAAAACCTATAACCTCAAAATTGTTAGCAAATGATATTAAATTAAATGTAATGATATCTGCTGTGTTGGTTAAAAAACTATATGATAAAAATAAAGATTGGATGTTAGTCTTTGGTGAATATAACACGGGTAAATCAATAGTAAACTCTTATTCAGATAAGGTATATAACTATCAACCAAACTGGGGTGACTCAGTAATTGTAAACTTAAATAACTAAAAAATATGCCAAACTGGTCTTACAACAATTTAAAAATTTCAGGAAGTCCTGAAAAAATGAAAGAGTTTTATTCTATTGCAATAAAACCAAATATTAATAATGAAATGTCATTTAGATTCTCTAACATTTTTCCAATGCCAGAGAAAATTAAAAACACCGTATCTCCTAGCTCTTCTGCTAAAAATAAAAAATGGATGAACGAAGATGAAGTAGCTGCCGAAAGAGAAAGTAAAATCAGCGATGTATTAGGAACAAATCCATCAATTACTTTAATTCCTTGTGAAAATAACACACCAGAAAAATGCAAAGCTCTTATAGAACAATATGGATATGATAACTGGTATGATTGGAATGTTTCAAACTATGGCACAAAATGGGATGTTGAATCACTATCTCATGATATTGATATGTCAGATGATGAGTTTATAACTTCATTTGATACTGCTTGGTCACCACCAT